CTGAGAATCACGGCACAGATCAGCTACACCTTTACCATCAACAGAGCCGGGTTTCGCCTCGTATGATGTTAAGTAGTAAGGCTTGCGACCGATGGGGTCGTAGTTCAACACAGCACGTATGACGGTGTTACCAATCAGCCACACTTCGCAGGGGTAGTTAAGTGCTGGGTCGGGAATTTCCTCTTCTGGAACGCCCCACTCCAGTAACATTTTACCTTCAACGCTGTCCCACAACTGAAGTGCGTCGATCAAGTCTTCGTTAATAGTGGCGTGCAGTGTGTCTTTACCCTCTGCCTCAGTCTGTGCAGAGTCTACCCACAACCATTCTTCAAGGTTGCCACCATTGAAATTGTAAAGCACGGACCGAATGGCGTCGTTGTTATAACCGGGAACGTCAATAAGAGACTGCAACTGGTCACGCGTCATGCGATGGCGCTCAATCACGTAACCATCGTTAATGTCCCAAGCCCAAGGAGCCCAGTACAACATAAACGGATCAACCCGCTCCCACTCGTTGCGGATCACATCCATTGCCTGAAGCTGCCCATCGACCCACTTCATAACTTTGCGGCGTCGCTTAACTGGCCCTTTCAAACATGCGAACGGGAACGTAACAACATCATCAATAAACTCGTTTAGCGCTTTAGTCCAGTTACCCTCAAGCAACTGATCCTCCATCTTGCGCTCCATACGCTCTACGCGTATAGCCGCCTCGTCACGATACTGGTTGAACGCGACATCCCGCATCTCTTTAGCTTTCTTCTGGAGCGTGGCTTCATCAACCATCTGCCCAGTCTGCTGTAGATGCGTCGTGATCTGCATGGCAAGTTCTGCCTGCAACTCATCCATGATGTTCTGTGGTAACTCTGGCTCTGGCGTCGCCGAAATACTCCACGGCTTGTCGTTGCCACTACCAAGCAGGGTATCGCGTAGCCAGCTAGTAGCTGCCCGACACTTCACAGAGGTCAACTGAATAAAAATGTCAGATCCACCCTGCGCCCTGATCTGCGCTTCTATGTCGGGATCGTAGTCACCGTTGCGCTGGCGTAAACACTCCAACATCCGCTCTTCAAGGTCACGTTTGGAATCACGCGAAATCTCCCAACGCTTGCGAACATGCGCTGCGAGTCCCTGAATCATGGGCTGTTGTTGCAGCTCAGAATTACGTTTCTCCGCCTCGCGCTCTAAATCAGCGGCGGTGGCAATAGGTATAAGAGCTGCAAATGTATCGGCCATGAATTACGCCTATGCTAACTAACTGTAGTTATCGTGGATTCTAACAGTAGTATAAATTAGGTCAAGTATACACATAAGTAGGTTTTATAATCTCGCGTTTATACGACCTGCGCTGTACACCCCGTACCGACATATCAATAACGCTATCTGCGTACTGGTTGGCATCGTGTATGTGCGAGTACTCATTTTTGTCAGGTTTTGCCTCAATCTGTCCATCCCGCTTCTTCTTGTAGCGATACCCGTGCTGGAACCCTTTTATCAGCATCCTACAACGCGGGTCGATTAAATACATCGCCTGCCCGTCCATCTGTTGAGACAACAGCCGCTCGACAGCTTGTATCCTATACTCCGGTTTGTTACTCGGAGGCTTAACACACTCGTACCCCGACTGCCGAAGTGCGTCAACTAGCGTCATCTCGTTTAACTGCTGTTTCATAAACCCAGCGGGGTCCGGCGCACAGATGAGATTAAAACCGGGGTAATACTGAGACACATGGGGATTAAGCATCACTCGAATGAACGTCTCTATCCCCATGTTCTCGCTAGTAACTTCTGAAAGCGTAATGACCCTACCGCGAGGATCACGCTGTTTAAACACAGCACAAGGCGTACGCCCGAAGTCTATCCCCACAATGATTGGATACTCTTCGTTAGGTATGGGCCGCATCTCAGATTTCGCAACGTGAAAGTCGGTACTGAATATCTTATCGTACACTGGGGTACCCGCTAGGCTACGTCCGTATCTACATCGAAGATACACATCAACAAAGTCAGACGACTTACCCGGTAAGATGTCCCTGTAGTACATAGGGTCCAAGTTGTTCATGTTGTCCGCTGACGGGTTTAGGTACCACTCGTCATCTTGAGCATCAAATATAGGCTCATCACTCGGCGGTTCGCCGTGCAAAGACTCAAACTCTTCGTAAGACAGTACAGCCGGTGGCTGCGTATGAATCGACCAGTTCTGAGGTGGGTCTTCCATCTTGTCAAAATGCCATGTGTCCATGTCTGGCATGTTTGTGTCAAAAATAGCCCCTGATCGCGTAGGGCCGCCATCCTTACCGGATGGGTACCGCCGTAGTCGCATCAACAAACCGTCACACACGTCAGGGTGCAGCTCTCTCCACTCATTACCCCATAGGAATGTTGCCTCTAACGACAGCGCTTTACGCACATCGTCGGGGGTATCAAGTGCAATGAACATGAACTCTGCTTTGACCGTCGTACCATCCGGCAGCTTTTGGTTAACAAAGAAAGTTTTTTCACTGGCTTTGTACGTCCCCCACACACCGGGTGGAAACCAGTCGAAAAAAGTTTTCATCGTAGTTGATCGGAGTTGGTCCGCAGTGTTACGAACAATTAGTGACCTTGTTTTACGCTCACCATAAGCATTAGGCTCTTGCAGCATGGCTAGCTTCATCAGCTCGTGGCTTGTACACACAGACTTGCCACTTCCAACCGGCCCAGCAAGAACTCTGACATAAGAAGATGAGTTCATCATGTCCCACATGGTCTCAGTAGCCTGCATTTACGAAGCTCCGAACAGTGTTGACGCTTGTGGGGGCAAAATTGACAGTTCTGGGGTATCTATTTCCTCAAAATCGGCGTCTTCTATAGTGTTTTGACTCGTTTTTTGCGGCATTTTGGCAACAAAATCCGTTGTTGTGCCGTCTGGAGCGACGATATTTAACACTAATTGAGGGCCAGAAACGCCTGAATTATCCTCTTTTTGGGGCTCCAAACCACCATATTTCACTAATGTTTTGAACGCATCGAGCTGTGTAGAGGCTGGAACATCTGTATCTTGCATCATGTGCACGACGTGGTGCACTGAATTTGCCACTGCAACCCTACATCTTGACCTAAATGCAGTGCCATCGTCTTCTACAACCTGTTGCGCGATGCGCAACCGACGCTGAAACAGCGGGTCAGACTCTAAAACAACGGACGTTGACTCATCAATTCCGTAGTTATCGCAAATTTCTACGTATGAATTAGTCCCTACCGCAAGGTCAATAAAGAACTCTTCCGGTAAATCCTCAATTCGTATAGCAGGTAAGTTAGTCATAAAGGTACCACGTAGCCCATACGCATGGAGTGTAAGTCATTTTACGTTATTTGGGCAACAAACAGTTTGATTTACGCGTGCGTAAAGGTGTTTACACTTTTTCGGAAAATTTTGGGGTGGTGTGAGAGGGACTGATATATGGGTGGGGGGCGGGGGGTGGGGTGGGGGGCCATAGGGGGTGGGGGGTACCTTGGACATGTGACGTGTTAGGGGTAACGAATGGAGACGAACCCCCCATGGTGAGAGGTTGAAAAATCGCTGAGCCACCGGCTGTCATGCTAACCTCTCCGGCAGATGTCTTGTGTCTGTCCGCGAACTAGCACGCGCTCTCTGCGCACGCTACGTAGCGGCTGGCATGCTGATAAGCTCAACTTTTCGCGGATAGGTGCGCCTACCGCGCGATGGGACAGACTGGGGTCGATAGGAGAGACGACGGGCGCAAGGTCTCGCAATGTGCGAGGTTCCACGCTTCACCGGCAAAATGCGCGGCGGGTCTAATAAACCGTGAGGTTTTAGTAAGCGCATTAGGATTAGTGTGCTTATCCAAACCAAGCCATAGGAGTAACACCATGTTATCAGTAAAAGCTCTCAACACCAAAATCCGTTCGGTCGCACGCCGCAATGCTACACTGCGTGAGGACATCCAGCTCATAATGTGCAACATCGCTGGCTACGCGTACCGCGACGGTAACGTGTCTGCCGCGACTAACTTGCTCAATGCCGTGGTCGGTCAAGACAAGGTTGCTATCGTGCGCTTTTTGCACGACCATTGTTTCGTCAACGTCAAAAAAGACGGTACCGTTTCGCTCAACAAAAAGGCCAAGAAGGAATGTGATTTTGATTCCGCTGAGTCGCTTGTCGCTCATCTTATTGGCAACGCACCAAAATGGTATGAGTCCGCTGTGTCCAACGGTCAAGCCGCCGCCGCTCTTGATCCTGCGGCGCGTATCCGCGCACTTGCCAAGCAAGTCCAGTCGGGTGACCGTGACGTCAAGCACGATATGGCCGATCTTGAACTTGCTATGCGTGAGCTTGTCGGTGCTATGGCCGCCGCTCGCCGTGGCAACATCGAACCTGAAGCAGTAGCGGCTTAATCGCTACTGTAAACTTCGCTACGTCCACTGCGCAATCATGCCAGTGGACAAAATGCTGGACAGAAATTGACGCCAAAACAAATTTGTCCCGATTTTTGTCCAGTTGTAAGTTCTTGATTTCTATACCAAAACCTTTACTTCTGGACAAAAGGACAAAAATTTAGAGATAAGAGGTCTATATTTTTTCTCGCGCTGTGCTTTTGCGTGCGTGCGTGTTTCATCACAACGCTAAAATATCGGGCCCACTCTCCAAATTTTTGTCCTTTTGTCCCGTTGTTGCACTTTCCTTTTGTAATTCAGACACTTACGTCTGGACAAACTTCGGGACAAACTTCGGGACAAAAACCACCCGCAATTATTGTCCGGTCTCTGCGTGGTGTGGTTGCACGCGCTCTGTCTGCTATTTAGTGGACATCGCGTGCGTTTTTACACCCCTGCTAAACTACACTAGTTGCGTGCTGTTATTCAATGCTGTATAATGTTTACCTTCCCTGTAAAGGAGTGCCGTATGTCTTTAATGACCCGTGACGATCTCGTCCACGCGCTAGCTGAAACCCGTGAGTCTCATGCTGAGGTGAGTAAGCAATTGGCTCACGTCTACGCCAACATTGAGTTGGCTCTTACTGCGCTGTCAAAAGGCAAAAACACGACCGCCGCCGCGATCTTGTTTCAAACCATACCCTTGGAGGATTGAGCCCATGCAAGCAATGACCGATCTAACCCAAAACCCCATCGCGCAAGATGTGGCTGAAAATCCCTATGCGTTCCCCGGAGCGTATCCCCGTTTCGCATTGACTGATGATTGCGGAACCCTATGTCCAACATGCTGTGCAGAAAACGCAACTGAGATTGCGGAAAGCGTAGCAGGTGACGGCTGGCACGTAATAGCTGATGAAATCAACTGGGAAAATCACGAGCTGATGTGCGACCACTGCGGGAAGCATATTGAGTGTGCCTACCAACCAGATGGTGACAACTAACCAAAAAGTTATGCTGTCGACTATTACTTTTTTGTGGAGGTTGAAACCCTATGCGACTGATCCGTAAACGCGACTATCGAGAGCTGTGTAGGAACCAGTCTTCTGAGTTCCTT